GACCGGGCAGCGCACGCAAGGCGAATTTCTCGGTGGGATGGTGGCGCGCGAGCTCGACATTCTGAGCATGGCCGGCCAACTCCCGCAGATGCCGGATGCGCTGATGCAGCGCGGCGGCCCGAGCGCGATCAAGGTCGAGTTCTCGGCCCCGATCAATCAGGCGCAGAAAGCGCAGAAGGGTGTGGCGATCAACACCTTCTTGTCGGCGCTCGAGACTTACGCCGCGATTGACCCCTCGGTGATGGATAACGTGGACGCTGACGAAGTGGTGCGCGAAATGCGCGACGTCGCCGGTGCCCCGCAAAAGATCATTCGGCCACCGAAGGACGTCGAGGCGAGGCGGGCAAAGAAGCAGGAGCAAGCGGACATGGCGAACGCGATCGCCGCGGCCGAACAGACGGGGGCGGCGGCGAAGGATTGGGCCACCGCGCAGGCGACCGCGCGGGCGCAACCCCCGAACCTTGGCGCCGGGTTGCAGTGAGGCATGGCCGATGTCACGGCGCTGCGCCGCCCGGTTGAGGGAGCAAACGAGATCGAGGCGCGCGCTTTGGTTCTGGCGATGGCGGGCGTCGTGATGGCCGCGCGCCGGCGGCATCCGAAATATCGGACTGAGCAGCATTGCGGCGTTTGTCGCGCCCTGCGCGCGCTCGAGGAGTTGCTGCGCTGATGACGATCCTTTCGCGGCTTTTCCAAGTCGATCGCACGCGCGGCGCGTACTCGCGTTTGTTCGGCAACCTAGGCAATCCCGACATTCGGGTGGTGCTGGCCGACCTGGCCGAGTATTGCAACCTGTACCGAACCTCGGCCTGCATCTCGAAGCAGACAGGGGTGATGGACCCGATCGCAATGGCTTATGCCGAGGGCCAGCGCGACGCCCTGCTCTACATCCTGCGGCAGACCAACGCTGACCCGACCGAAGTCCAGACCGCCATTCAACAGGAGCTTGAAAATGCCGCCTGAAGCCGCTGCTGCCTCAATTCTTTCCACTCCACCAACGCCCGCTCCCGCTGCGCCTGCCGCCGCTGCGCCGCCCGCTCCCGGTGGCACGCCGCCGGCCGCTGTCGCTCCGTGGTGGCCCGCAGAGGACGCCGGCTTCATGGAGGGCATCGGTAGCCCTGACATCCCGACATTTCTAAAGATCCATCGCGATCAGCGAAGCCTAATCGGCGCCGATCCGAAAACGATTCTCAGGATGCCGAAGGACGGCGACGCCGAGAGCACAGCGAAGTTCTACACCGCGCTTGGCCGCCCCGAGAAGCCGGAAGGCTACACAAAGATCGATGCGTTGAAGGATGACCCGCTCGACGCTGCCATGACCCCGATCGCGCACGAGCTCGGCCTGACGGATAAGCAATGGTCCGGCTTGCGCACGAAGTTGATCGAGCACACGGTCGCCCTGAACAAGACCAACGGCGAGGTATTTGCCGGCGAGTTCGCGGCACAACAGAAAAAGCGCATGGAGGCGCTGACGCTGGAAATTGGCGCCGACAAGATGCCACAGTTCGTCGAGGACGCCCGGCGCGCGGTGCGCACGGCGATTCCCGATACCTACAAGGATCCGGCCACCGGAACGATTCTCACCCGGGAGGAGATCAACACCGAGATCGAGGGTGCCCTTGGGCGCGATCTGGCGTTGCGCATCTTCTCGACCCTGGGCAAGTTCCAGGCCGAGGACAAGACCATCACCGGCGCCCAACCGGCCAGCGGCATCATGACGCCCGAGGCCGCGCAAGACCGTTGGAACGTGCTGCAGAAAGACGAGGGTTGGCGCAAACGCTACATCGCAGGGGGCGTCGACGAACGCCGTGAGGCCGATCGAATTGCCGAAATCCTCGCTTCGGCCAAGGTTGCAGCCTGAAAACTTGCCATTCGCAACGTGTAGATTGGAATTCTTCGGATTTTTGGTTTACGGTTCGCGTGCGAATCGGATAAGGCGCAAGCCGCGCCCCCGTGACCGGCCGAAAGTGGCCCGCTTGGTCGGCGCGTAGTCCGACAAGTCGAAGGCCCCGAGCGCCAAAGGGGCGGACAGGATAAGCCGCAAGGCCCCGAGCTCCGCCCTGCGCGGTGGTGGATAAGCCCGACGAGAACCCGTTTTCTGACGTGTTTTCGAGAGGCTCCAATGTCCGCCAACCTCCCGCAACTGTACGGCCAGCAATTCGCGATGAACGTCGCCTTGCTGTTGCAGCAAAAGACCTCGCGCCTGCGCGATGCCGTGACCTACAAATCCGGCTACGTGGGCAAGCAGGTCAGCCCGATCGATCAACTCGGCAGCATCGAAATGCAACCGGTGGTTGGCCAGTTTCCGCCGATCGGCCGCGTCGATGCAGCTGTGGATCGGCGTTGGGTCGCGCCGCTGCCGTTCGATCTGGCGCAACTCGTCGACACCTTCGACAAGCTCAAGGTGCTGTCGGACCCGCAGTCGTCCTACGTCACCAACGCCCTGCAGGCGGCGAATCGCAAGTTCGACGACCTCATCATCGGCGCCTTCACCGCCAACGCGGCGACCGGCGAGACGGGTGGGACCAGCACGCCGATCCTGGCCGGCAACACCGTCAGCGTCTCGCTCGGCGGCACCACGTCGAACATGAACGTGGACAAACTGAAGCGCGGCATTCGCTTGCTGCGCGCGTCCGAAGTCGATCCGGATGACCCGATCTATTGCGCCATCAGCGCGATCGAGGAGGAATCGCTGCTCGGCGAAGTCCAGGTCATCAACGAGGATTACAACCGCGGCGGCGGCATTGGGTCGACTCCGGTCATTCGCGAGGGCCGGCTCGAACGACTGCTCGGCATCCAGTTCATCCATTCCGAGCGCCTGGTGCTCGGCACGGACGATGCCGCCGGCACGTCGCGCAGCATTCCGATGTGGGCGAAGTCGGGGATGCACCTGGCGGTATGGTCCGACGTCGTGACCAGCGTCGACCAACGGCGCGACCTCGCCGGTCATCCGTGGCAGGTCTACATCTACATGATGGCCAACGCCACCCGCCTCGAGGAAAAAAAGACGGTTCGCATCTGGTGCCGTTGATCCCCTCGACCCGACCCCGCATTCCCAGGAGCTAAGACATGGCAATCGACCTCACCCTCAAATCAGTCGCCGTTACCAACCTGGAAGCGTCGCCGCAAGTGCCGATCGCGCCCGGTGCTGGCGGTCCACAGCGGTTGCACCACGCCGGCAGCTATCTCCTCAGCGTGACCGCGGCGTTGACGGCGCTCTCCGTCATCCGCCTGTGCCGCATTCCCGCGAATGCCGTGGTGACCAGCGTCAGGATCACCAGCGGCGCGCAGGCGGCGGGCAAGTTCAACATCGGCGTCTATCGCACGCCAGCCGATGGTGGCCTGATCGCGTTCACCGCGTCGGACTCGTTTTTCACCACCGACCTCGATTGCGCTGCGGCGGTGATCGACCAGGAGTGCGTGATGAAAGCGACTTCGGGCAACACGCCCGCGAAACGCGCGCAACCGCTGTGGCAGGCGGTCGGCATGGCGGCCAATCCAGGCGGCTTTTTCGACATCTGCGCCACGGTCCACACGACCGACGTCACCACCGGAACCGGGGCGCTGCGCGCGGACGTGCAATACGTCGTCTGAGTTTGTCCTTCGGGCCGCTGCGGCGGCCCTTTTTGAAGGGGCATGGCAATGGCTGATCGCTTTTACTCGGTAACGCTGTTCGGAGACGACCACATCGCTGATGTGGTCGAAGCTGCGACCACTCAGGCGAGTGTGGTCGAGCTGCGCGTCACCTACGACGGCGCGAACAACAGCCGACTCGCGACCCTGCGAGCGATGGAGGCAATCGCTGCCGCCATCACCAAAGACACCTGGCCGCCGGCCTGACGGGGACTGATCGATGGCAACCCGCAGCGTGACGGTCACACGGCTATCGACCAACGCCCAACTCGCGGTCTGGACGGGCCTGCTCAACGGCGACGGCGGTCAACCGCTGGAAGCCTTGGATTTCGCCGACAGCTCCATCCAAGTCGGCGGCACTTTCGGCGCCGGCGGCACGATCGTTTGGCAGGGGAGCAACGACGGGGTGACCTATTTCACGCTCACCGACGCGCAGACGACGGCGATCAGCAAGACGGCGAACGCGATCGAACAGGTGGCCGAAGTCGTCCGCTTCGTGCGTCCGCTCGTCACCGCCGGCGACGGTACAACGAACCTGGTCGCAACGCTCTACGCACGGCGAGGACGCGCATGAAGGCCGACACTCCGAACGTTGCTCCTCCGAACGTCGCCGCGGCAGCGGCCGAGATCAAAAACATGCAACGCGCCTTCCGCGCTTTCGGGGAGGCCGACAACATCATCGCCGTCCTCGAAAATCTCGATCAGATCGCCAAGGAGCGGCAAGCCGCGGCCGATGCGGCGACGGCGAAGATGCTCGATGCTCAGGGAGAGCTTACCAAAGCGATCGCCGACACCGAGGCGGCCAAACAAGAGGCGAAAGACGTGCGGGCCGTAGCCAAGGAGAAAGCGGCCGGCATCGTCGAGGCCGCCCAAGCCAAGGCAGACACAACCACCACCACGATCGGCGAAGCCCAGGAAAAAGCGCGCAAGGACATTGCCGAGCTGACCGAGTACAAAGCCGAGCTCGATGCAGCGGTCGCGGCTCTAAAAGCGCAACTCGAGCAGTTGCGACCGGCTGTAGAACGTGCGGAGCGCATCGCTGCCGCGGTCATTTGACGATAGGAGCCCACCATGCCTTTGTATTCTGCCAATGCGAGCGGCGCCGCAGTTACCGGCGCCATGACGACGATGCTCGAAGTCAATCCTCCTGCCAATCGGGTTGCCACCATCAGCGAAGCCTCAATCAGCTTCTCCGGTGTGTCGGCGACCGATGTGCCGGTGATCGTGCAGTTGGTAGAAGTCACGGCGACGTCAGCGGCGGGCACTGGCGTAACGCCGGCGCCGATGCGGGATGGCCAGGTAGCGGCTGGCGCGACCGCGAAAAAACTTCCTGCGTCGGAGGGAACGGTCACGGTGCTGAAAACCTATGACGTACCGCCGTCGTCCGGCCTCGTGATTCAGTACCCGCTCGGGCGCGAGCCACAGATTCAGGGCGCGGCCGCAACCGCCAAAGGTTTCGCCATTCGCGCCAATCGCGGCAGCGGCGCGGCGATCAACGCCGAATGCAACATCGAATGGGAAGAATGATCGCCTGACGTTTTAGCCGCACCGCGCGGGTGTGAAGGAAACCGATGCTCCTGCTTACTTCCACCAGCGATCTAGTTCGGCTCACGACCGGATCGTCCGGCGACATCGAAGTCCATGCCGATTGGGTGGTCTACACAGCTCCTAATACCTTTGTTCCCGATAACACCAATACCGCGAGCATTACGGGCACCGGGACGACGACGGTCGTTGCTGCGCCAGCATCAACCGTCTCGCGCAATGTAAAGAATCTCTCGATCTTCAACAACCACGCGAGCGTCAGTAATCTCCTCACGGTCGATCACACTGACGGGACCAATGCCGAAGTCTTGTGGAAGGGCACGCTCCTAGCGGGACAGTCCGTGGTGTTCGATGCCATAGGCGGATGGACGGTCTACAACGCTAATGGGATTAAGCAGACCAGTGCCGGTGCCGTAGTCACCCGCGTTTCATCCGCGCCGGCGCAAGGTCTGACCTCGGCCGAGGCGTACATCACCAATTCCGGCATCGCGGTCCCTGGCGGGACGATGATTGCCGGGATGCGATTCAAGTGGTGGATTCATATCGTCAAGACCGGCGCTGCTACAGCGGCTCCCGTGTGGAAACTATACGTCGGCACCAATGGCAGCACGGCCGACACTGCGCGCTTTGTCACTGGCACAACGGTCTGGACCGTTGCCGCACCAGCGCAGACCGCCGTTGTGGACAAGTGCGTATTTGAGTGCGAGGCCGAGATCGTCGCGGCGGGCGCCTCGGGTTCCATCTTCGCGCGTTATTCCCTACCGCACACGTTGACGACTACGGGTTTTGCCGCCCACGCGACGCAAACTCAGTACGGCGTCACCGGCGCAATCGACATCAGCGCCGCCAACCTCATCCTCGGCATTTCCGCCACGCCGGGCGCGAGTTCAGTGTGGACCGTGGACAAGGTGTACACCGAGGCGATTGCTCCATGAGCGTTGCCCACGTACAAGCGAAATCATTTTCGGAGCACGCCACCGACAATGCGGTGGCAGTCACCTTCACGTCAGCGGTCAGCAGCGGCAGTCTGGTCTGTGGTTTGTTATTTTGGAGTGGCACGACCGACACGATCACCGCTATCGACGATGACAAAGGCAATACTTACACCAAAGTCGATACCTTACTGAACATCGAAAGCGACGGCAGAAGCGCGCTCAGTTTTTACGCGAAGAACCTGACCAACGCGCCGCAAACCATCACCGCGCATTTTTCCGACACGCCAAGCGACAAGGCGATCACGGTGCGTGAGGTCAGCGGAGCACATCACACTACGCCGCTCGACAAGAACGTAGCCGCAGCACAGTCGAATCCCGGCACCGGGACTGACGCCATCACGAGTGGGTCGCAGACCACGACCACCAATGGTCAGTATGTGGCGGGGTTTTCTACTGCCCCGTTCGCGCAACACGACGTGGGATGGCTCAATGCCGGCACCGGCTATTCAAATAAAGATGATGCCGGGAACGTTGCCGCGTCAGAATTTTATATCGCATCGGAAAGTCGGATCCAGAGTGCCGCGGGTTCGATTGCGGCGACCTTTACGCAAGCAAGCGCAGGCGCGGAGGACTACGGCACCTTCCTGCTGACCTTCTTCGTTCAGCCTACGGGGCCGACGATCAACCTGCAACCGGGAAGCCAGTCGGTTCGCGTCGGAGACACGGCGACCTTCGACATAAGCGCGACCACCAGCGGCGGCACGCTTCACTACGATTGGGAAGTCGATACCGGCGGCGGCTTTGCCAACGCGACCGGAGCGACGGATGCGCCGACCTATCAGACGCCTACCTTGACCTCGGGTGAGGACGGCGACATTTATCGCTGCAATGTGAGCGATGACAATGGCACAACGGTGAGCACATCGGCCACCCTGCATGTTCGCGCGCTCGCTGGTTGTTCCCTCGGCCAGTTCGATCCTGAAATGCGCATCGAGGCATGGTTTTGAATGTATGACCTGCTCATTGCCGCCTGGTTCGACGAGGATTTCATCGATGTCGCCGTTGCAGGCACGCCGCCTCCGGTTCGTCGCCCGCGAGTCGTCTCGCAAGCGGGAAATCGGGCCTTATTACAACGGCGATTCTACGTTGACTCACGCCTCGGCAAGCCGCACGGCCACGCCACCCGCAACGCGCCGATTCGCCCACTGCGAGTTCTCACTCAAGCGATCAAGCAGCGCAAGGCCGTCCAACCGAGGTTGCGCACGCGCGCGGTGCTTGGCCGTCCGCATGGTTACGCCACGCGCAAGCCACCGATTCGTCCGCTGTTGGTGCGTGGTCAAGCTGGAAATCGGGCCGTCCTGCAAAGACGTTTCTACACCGACTCTCGGATCGGTAAACCGCGCAAGCCGCAGGCCGTCGTTGTTGTATCGCATGCACGCAAACCGCTGGTGGTATCGCAGGCGCTCAATCGTCAGAATCTCCGATTCCGAATACGAACGAGTGCCGCTCTCGGTGAGCCATTTGGAGCGACGCGCAAGCTGCCGATTCCTGCTTTGCGGTTCATCGGGCAGGCGATCAAATCGCGCACTGCGATCCAATCGCGACTGCGGACCCATGCCGTCCTGGGTCGACCGCACGGGCACAGCACCAGTAATCCACCGATCCGCTCCGCTCGGCTTGTCTCGCAGGCCAGCAACAGAGCGACGCTACAACGTCGGTTCTATGTCGATTCGCGCCTTGGCAAGCCACGTGGCGGCGCGTTCGTCGTTTCAGTCCCACGCACCCGTAGCCCGCAAGTTCTCTCGCAGGCTGTTTCCCGTGCCGCGCTACACCTTCGCACCAGATCGCTCCTGGGTAGGCCACATGGTTACACCACGCGCAATCCGCCGGTGCGGGGCCCGCGCGTCCTGTTGCAGGCCGAACCGCGCCGCGCGCTCAACGCTCGCCTTCGCACCAGCGTATTGCGATCGCGCGTTTTCGGCTCGCTTGTATTCACTGCTGTTTTCCCCGATCCCGCCGATGTGCGCGATGGCATCACCTATGGCCCGCACGGCCACGATTTCACCGGCACCTTCATCTGTGCCGGCGGTGGCGCCTACACCCCGCGCAGGAGCAAATGATGTCCGCTGACGTCGACATTGTGAACACCGCGCTCGCGCTCCTGGGCCTCGAGGCCGTTGCCGCGATCACCGACGACAACCCGCGCGCACGGGCGATGCAGCGGGCTTATGGCGACGGCCTGGCCGCAGAATTGCGCGCGCATCGGTGGAGTTTCGCCATGACGCGGACCATCGTCGCGGCCGACGCCACCGCTCCCGCCTACGGTTATGCCTATGCCTACACTCTGCCGGTCGATTGCGTGCGGCTGGACTACATCGGCGATACCTTCGTTGGTGTCTCGCTGACCGACTATCGGATCGGCAACGAGGCCGGCTATCAGGTCGAGGGCCGCAAGATTCTGAGCGATCACGGTGCCGGGCTGAAGATCCGCTACGTACGCCTGACGCTCGAGGCCGCATCCTACGACCCCTTGTTTGTGGCCGCCTTCGCCGCCAACCTGGCGATCGCCAATTGCCTGTTGCTCACCGAGAGCAACGCCAAGCTGCAGGGCGTGAAAGACGTCTACAAGGACGCCATTGCGAGCGCTGTTCGCGTCGCAGCGATCGAGGAGGCCCCCGAACCTATCCCCGATGACACGTGGGTCCTGGCGAGGCGCTGATGCCCAAAGCCTCGCCCCTGTTGTCGTCGTTCAACGCTGGCGAACTCTCGCCGCTGCTCGAAGGCCGTCCCGACTTCGAGAAGTATGCGCACGGCTGTTCGATCCTCGAAAATATGATCCCGACCGTGCAGGGTCCGGCGCAGCGCCGCGTCGGCACCGCGCACGGCGGCATCGGGAAGAATCCGACCGACTCCCTGCACCTGATCTCGTTCGAGGCCAACACCGACGCCGTGTTCGTGCTCGAGCTCGGCAACGGTTACATGCGCTTCTGGTATCGGCGCAAACGGATCCTGGTCGATGGCACCGGCATCTGGAAGCCGGACGACGGCAGCGGCGACCCGATCGCGGAGCTCGGAACCCCCTGGACGATGGCGCAGTTGACCGGGGAGGACGGGATCCTCGCGGTGCAGTACGTGCAGTCGAACGATGTGATGTGGTTAGTCCATGGCGACGTGTTTCCATGGAAGCTGCGGCGCATCGCGCCCTATCAATTCGCTGGCGGCTTCATGGGCGACGCGATCAATCCATTCGCACCCTTCGCCGATCAGAACATCGACGAGGCGATCACCGTCTACGCCAGCGATTCGGTCGTCACCGGCTTGCCGATCACTTTGACCGCGAGCCTGCCGTTGTTCACCGACGACATGGTGTTCACCTACTTTTACCTCGAACAGCCGGCGGCGGATTCGAATAAGCCGTGGGAAGTCAACAAGGTGTATGCGGCGGGCGACACGATCCGCTCGGATGGAAAGAACTACGTCGCGCTCAACGGCGCAACCTCGGGCACGGTCAGGCCGACCCATGCCAGCGGCGCCAAATACGACGGCCAGCTCGGGGTGTGGTGGCAGTTCACCGATCAAGGGTGGGGCGTGGTGGCGATCGACAGTGTGGCGCCGGATGGCCTGACCGCGATCGGCCGGGTCAAGGTGCGTTTGCCCTTGACTGTGGTCGGAGCGGTGACGCCCTCGCACCGTTGGGCCCGGCAGGCGTGGAATCACACCGACGGCAACCCGGTGGCGATCGCCTTTTTCCGCGAGCGTCTATGGTTCGCCCGTGGGCAGACCGTGTGGTCAAGCGTCACCGGCGACTTCGAGAATTTCACCGCTACCGATGGCAGTTTGGTGACGGATGACGTCGCGATCACTCTCACCATTGCGTCCGATCGCAATGATCGCGTCCGCTGGCTTTCCAGCATCAGTTCGGAGCTCGTTGGGACTGCCTCGGGCGAATACGCGATCTCCGAGCTGTCGCTTGCCGACCCGCTTGCCCCTGGCAACATCCAAGCGTCACCCCAATCCGGCTTTGGCTCCCGCAAGATGCAGCCGCGGCGCGTCGGTGATGCACTGCTCTACGTCCAACGCGGCGGACAACGGTTGCGCGAGTGTCAGTTCAATTGGGACAGCCAAAGCTACCGCTCGACCGATCTGTCGATTCTGGCGCAACACCTGGTCGTCGGCGATCGCAGCGTGACCGGCCAATCCGGCATCATCGGCATGGCCTACCAGCGCGAACCCGATTCGATGCTGTGGTGCGTGCGCGGCGATGGCGTGCTGCTCGGTTTCACCTATGCGCGCGAGCAAACGGTCGCCGCCTGGGGCCGGCACAAGCTCGGCGGTGTTGTGATCGGGACCGAAGGCAACAGTCTTGATTATGCGCTCGTCCGTTCCGTCGCCAGCATTCCGGCCGAGGATGGCAGCACCGACGACGTTTACCTCGCCGTGACGCGCAACCTCGGTGGCGCGTTCGTGACCTCGGTCGAGATCATGGGCTCCCACGTCTCATGGACGTCGACCAACGTTTTCTATTATCACCAACTGCCGGACGTCACCGAATCGTTCTATCTCGATGCCTACGTGCGCGGAACCGTCAATCCCGACAACACGATCGACGTGCCGCACCTGACCGGGGCCTCGGTCGCGGCCGTGATCGATGGGATGTACGTCTCGCCGCAGACGGCCGTCGCCGGGGTGATTACCGTTCCGGATGGACACGCGGGCGAGAATTTCGTCGCCGGCCTGAATTACCGCAGCACCTTGCAGACCATGAAGATCAACGCCGGCGCGGCCGACGGCACGAGCCAAGGCAAGTTGTCCCGGTTGCAAGGCGTAACGATCCGGCTCAAGGATTCGCTCAACCTGCTTTACGGTCCCGCCGTTGACACGCTCGACCGGCTCGAATTTCGCAAGACGGGATCGGGTATGAATGATCCCGTGCCGTTGTTCACCGGCGACAAAACGGTGACCTGGCGCGGCGGCATGGATGAAGGCAGCCGCGTCACGCTTGTTCAAGACCAACCATTCCCCCTCAATGTCGTGGCGCTGATGCCGCGCATTCACGTATCGGATGAGCGATGACCATCACGCCGGACGACGTTATCAAACTTCTCTTATGGCTCATGGCGGGAGCGACCGCAACGCTTACTGCGGTGCTCGGCTTTCTCGGGCGCGCAATGATTCGCAGATTGGCGGCAATCGAGGCGCTCGTGCGTAGCGAAATGCGCATGTTCGATCGCCGCATGACCCGCGTCGAAACGAAACTTGGCCTAGCTCCGTGGACGCATTTTGATGGCGAGAGAACCGATGATCTCACGTGATGACTTTTTCAAGGGCCGCGACGTGGATTATGCCGACGATCTAACGCAGAGCATCGAAGTCGCGTCGTCGGCGACGATCGTCAAAGTGAACCTGTTGCTTACCCACTTCGGAGAGTCGCGCAAGGTGGTATCTGGCTGGCGACCGCCGGCGGTCAACGCTGGAACGTCGGGAGCGGCGCCGTTCTCGCGCCACCTGACAGGACAGGCGTGCGATCTATACGACCCCGAGGGCGATCTTGACGAGTGGTGCTTTGTGCATCAGGACGTGCTCGAAAAAGTAGGTTTGTGGATGGAGCATCCGGCCTCGACGAAGGGGTGGACGCACCTGCAAACGATGCCGCCGAAGTCTGGCAATCGGGTTTTTTATCCATAGGAGGCTGACATGGACATGAACGGACTACTGCAATTGCTCGTCTCTCTCATCATTCTGGCGATTGTGTTCTACGCCGTCGTCTGGCTGATCGATTGGGTCGCACCGCCGGCGCCGCTGCTGATGCCGATAAAGGCGATTGTGGCGCTGATCCTGATCCTGTACCTGTTGAGCATGTTAACCGGCTACGCGCCCGCGCCAACGCATTTCTTTTGGCGCAAATAAGGAGATCGAACCATGAAACGAATCGTTTTATTGGCGCTGTACGTGCTGTTGATTCCAGCCGCGGCAGCACAGGCGGTGCAACTTTGTCTATGCACGGTGGGCTGCTTCATTGCGAGCAATCCGTACCCGCCGGGCGCTAATCAGCCAACCACCTGCGATTTGTACAAGAGCGGCGTGTTGGTGGGGAGTGCCGCGGTCTTTCCATCGGATCAGATTCCAACAAGCAATAGTTTGGTCTGCGCACCGGCGAGCTTGCCGTACAACCCCGGCGTTGCCGGGAGCGTCGCTTGCAAGGTTCCACTACCATCGCAAGCGGCCGGGACGACGGTCAACGTTACGATGCGCGCAGCTAACGGTGCGGGGGTGACGGGTGATAGCGCCGTCTACACCTTTCAAAGTGTGTCGGCGCTTCCTACCATCCCACAAGTGCCAACGGGGTTGAGGCCGATTTGACGCATGAGCGACTTCGACGAAATCGTCAAGCGATTCGACGACGTTGATCGTGCGCTTTTGTTGCTGTTAACCAAAGGAGATTTAACCATGACGACCGTAGCCGAAATCAGCGCAAAGGTGGACGCCCTCGTTGCGGCGAAGGATGCGCACGTAGCCGAAGCCAACGAGGAGATCAACATTCTCCACGACATCAAGGCGCAGCTCGATGCGGCGCTCGCGGGTGGGGTTCCTGTCGATTCGGCGGCGCTGCAACAGATCAGCGACAAGCTCGGTGGCGTCACCACGGCGCTGAATGCCTCGACCACGGCGCTCGACGCTGCCGGCAAGGCTGCGGCCGGGACGGGACCAATCGGAGGGCCGATGTAATGCCGCTCAACATTTCCTGGACGGAAACAATCGACACCAAGCTCGAGACGCACGTCCTGACCTACACCGATGCCGAACTCGCAACGATCGCCGCCTTCAAGGCGACTGAAAACGCACCGTTCTCGCAAGCGCTGGCCGATGCAGTCAAGACAGCGCTGACCGCCTTGATCGCGCCGGCGGCGCAGGCGACCGCGGTTGCCAACGCGGCGATCATGCAGGCGATGTTGATGTCATCGACGGCGCCGATCTACATCCCGCCGTCGCAGTTCGCGGTGATGCCTGACGAGTCGGTGCTAACGGTTGGCGTTGGCGGTGAAGTCTACCTCGACGGCGTGCGCCTCGGCACCGCGCGCGTGACGAAACTCGTCAAGTTCGGGCGATCGGTGTTCGGCTTTGGTAAGACGGATGGGCTGTGGTGGCAATGGACCGGAGTGACTTGGATCAACGTCACGCAGCTCGACGGAAGTATTTTGAAATAGAGGAGGCAGGCAATGAAAATCTGCATCGCATTGGCGGCAATTCTGCTCGCCGGTTGTGCATCGACTGGCGTACAGAACATGACCGCAGAGCAGTTGAAGGCGCTGGCCCAAGACAAAAATTTCTCGGCCGTTTGCTCGAGCGTGACCGGGATATGGGGAAATGCGCGCTTTGTCTATACCAATGTCGACAAGGGAACGGTGCCGAACGGCGCAATTTCGGTGGACGCGAATTGCCTCGTCACGATGTCGAACAACGCGCTGATCGCGCCGCCAACCAAGATGCAGGCGGTCAACATCCCGTTGCCGGTGACGGTGACGCCACAGCTCGTGCAATGAAACAGTACCTCAACAATATCGTGATTGGCTTCGACGATTGGCTGAACACTTTTCGTGGTGCGCCACCGGGCGTCACCATTTCCTCTAGCGCCGCGTTGGCGCGATGGGAGGGCAAGCGTTGGGGCTGTTGGCTGTGCCGGTTTCTTGAATGGCTCGACCCCGAGCATTGCAACGAGGCGCAGGTGAACGATGCACGGCGAGCACGAGAAGCAGCAAAGGAAGTGTCTCGGGACGAAACGGAATGATGCAGTTAACGCATGGCGAGCGGTTCATCCTGGCGACGATCGTGGTCGTCCTGGTGTTGCTTGTCTGCTCTGGCTGCGGCGGGGGAAACAGCGCCGCCGCGGTCGCTCCGCAGCGCACCGATATTTTTTTCGGCTATTACGGCGATTGCGACGGTTGTATCGCGGAAACGAAAAACCACGTCAACCTGGCGTTCGTATTCGGATGGGGTGCCGGCGCAGATCCGCTCGGACAGCACATGCTCGAAGCCAACGCGGCCGGCCTCAAGGTCATCCTCGGCGTGAATGGTCGCGGTACGGAGGGCGAGCTACGCGGATTGCTCACGCATTTGCGCACGCTCAACGTGCTGTCGAGCGTGGTGGCGCTGTACCCGATGGATGAACCCGACGTTCACGGCATGAGCCCGGGGCAGGTGTTCGTGATGTGCGAATGGGTGCGGCGGATCGCCTCCGAATTCAGCGAGCTCGAGGGCGTCAAGCTCGCCGCGATCTACGGCACCGTTGGCAGCAACGGCATTGAGTATTTCGATTGGGTGGGTCGGGACGATTACGGCAAGGGACCGATCAAGCTGATCCTTTTACCGCATCAGCGGATGCTGTTCATCGCAGGCGGGGCGAACCCTTGGCGCGAGGATCCTGAGTCCTTCATCAACGCGGCCAATGCGACGCCTAGCGTGATCGGCATTCTGGTATTCGTCTACAAGTGGCCCGGCAATTTCGGGGCCGGCGTGGCGGAAAACGGAATGCTGCCGGTCTACTGCGCGGCCGGGCGGCTCGTGATCGGACGGGAGGGAACGTGCGGATAACCGTGCGCCCAATGGATCCCGTACTCGTTCATGCGATGACCGTGCAGGCAGCGCAGAACGGCGGGCAGTCCATGTCGATCGAGACGCTGCGCGATCTGGCGGCGGTGACGCCCTCCTACATGGCGTTGGATGGCGACGAAGTACTCGCCGCTGCCGGCATGGTTGAAATGTGGACGGGCCGCGCCTTTGCTTGGTCGACCCTGGCCCCGAATCTCGGGCATCGAATCATCCCGATTCACCGGGCGGTGTTACGGTTCTTGAATAGCTGCGATTTTCGGCGGGTAGAAATGCTGGTCGCGGTCGGCCACGCCGAGGGCGAGCGGTGGGCGAAAATGCTCGGCTTCGAACGCGAAGGCAGGATGCGCGCGGCGCTGCCGGCCGGTGGTGACGCTTGGATGTATGCGAGGGTGCGCTGATGGATTTCGGGCTCACCGCCGTCCTGGGCATCGCCTCGGCTGCCATGTCGGCCGCGGGAGCGGTCGCCCAAGGCAACGCGCAGCAAGCGAGCTTTCGCCAGCAAGCCGCATCCGAAGATTTCAACGCGGCGGTAGCGAAGCGGAACGCGCAAACCGCATGGGACGTCGCCGGCGGTCAGGAGGAGTTGATCCGGCGCCGCGGCCGCCTGGCGCTCGGGCGCGAGGCTGCGGCCACGGCACAGTCGGGCATCGACCCCGGCTCCGGCTCGGCCCTGCTGCTCGCGCATCAATCAGAGTCGAACGCCGAACTTGACGCGCTGCTCGTGCGCCACCGGGGGGCATTGCAGGCGATGGGGTACACCGACCAGGCGACGACG